ATAGTTATTGATGTTAGTGAGCAGCAACCGGAGAACGCATAATCACCAATGCTCGTAACACTATCAGGAATAGTTATTGATGTTAGTGAGCAGCAACTGTTGAACGCATTACTACCAATGCTCGTAACACTATCAGGAATAGTTATTGATATTAGCGAGTAGCAATATTGGAACGCACTACTACCAATACTCGTAACACCATCAGGTATAGTTATTGATGTTAGTGAGTAGCAATATCGGAACGTACTACTACCAATACTCGTAACACTATCAGGAATAGTTATTGATGTTAGTGAGCAGCAACCGTAGAACGCATAATTGCTAATGCTTGCAACATTATTCCCCACAAACGAAGATATTAATGTTTTTTGTACAGTCGAGTTTCCCAGCAAGTATGCAGATGACGACTCATGTCCAAACCCAAACGTCCCACTACCAGACGAAATCCACAGTTTAATAGTGTAGTCTCCAGCCGAAGGATACTGATGCGCTTCTGTGTTAAAATTGCCGCTGTTTGTGAAAGTAGATGTCGTACCGTCGCCCCAATCAACGGTCAAAGTAGAATTATCAGATTTATTCAAATACAAAGTTACAGATAAGCCAGAAACCGGAGTAAGCCTTATATGTAAATGCGTTTTCCCGTCAGTAGTTATATAAGTAGCACCGACGTTTATGCTTCGCGTTGCTGCTTTAATTTTGTCAAGCGTATAATTCCAACCCTGAAATGTTAGTCCGTCGTGGGCGGGTGGCGTTGGCAGAGTAGTAAGATTATGCGCCTCATTGAGTGTATAAGACGCAACCAATGTGCCGTCGTAGTCATAAAAATTAACATCAGACTCAACAAAAGAACCGCCGCCCGTTGCAGTTACAACAATATCCCTGTCGCAGTATTTGCCACCAACAGGGAATTTTACAGTTTTGCCGCTTTCGACTTCAAACCTGTAACTCATACGTATTCCACCTCGCCCTCATAGACAGGCAGTGCAGCCAGCACAGCGGAAACCATCTCGGCTTTGTCAGCATCCGTGTAGTAGTCAACACCCTTTTGTGGTGTATATCCATCGTTCCCCTTATCTCCCTTATCTCCTTTTGGCCCTCTAAGGTCGACATATTGGTAGTTATTTTCGTCCTCACGCTTTATCCCTAACTGTGTACCTTGCCATTCATATTCTAGGCTGAATCCTCTTGGACCTCTTTCGCCTTGAGACCCTTTCAAGTCTACATATTGATATTGAGTTTGTCCCTCAACCCGAACGCCCAACTGTGTTCCGTTCCAGTGAAATTCTAAGCTTTTCCCAGGAGGACCTTGCTCTCCTTGTGGACCTCTTTCACCCTGTGGACCCTTTAAGTCAACGTATTGGTATTCGCTTTCTCCTTCTACTCTTACACCTAGCCGGGTACCGTTCCAGTGAAATTCTAAGCTTTTCCCAGGAGGACCTTGCTCTCCTTGGTCTCCTTTATCCCCTTTATCGCCTTTAGGCCCTTGTGGTCCTCTAGGACCAGTTTCCGTTATTTGAACTATTACATTAAAGCTATTATCCTCAAGAACACCCTTTAATTCATTATTCATATGTTACCTCTCCTCCCTTTAATTCATTATTCATATGTTACCTCTCCTTTAATAGTAAATTTACTTGGAGGTATTATTGTTTTTACTGTTCCATCTGCTCTAGTGAGTTGTATGTCGTAATAGTAACTTTTAAAGCTCATATGTTTAGTATCATCAGGTGAAATGTTTATATATGCAATTCCATCTGGGAACTCCGTTATAACCTTTTGCAATTCTATTTTCTCTGTGCCGACAGAGGATTTAACTGTAAAATACAAGGTATCTCCATCTTTGAATGGAACATCAACTCCTTGGGCATCTTTACATGATACCTTTATAATTTCTGTGTCTCCTCGTATCATCGCTATATTATAGCCTTGAATTTCCATTATTCCACCTCCTTGAAATTGCCACCCCGTATTGTGCTATCTCGGCCCCAGGCANACTATCACTCTCCATACACAAAATCGTACTGGATTTTCATTGTCTGCTGGTCTGTTTTCGTGACAGGCGATGCAAGGAGTGTACGGGCAAAAAAATGATCTGAAGCGTCATTTATAGTATATAACTTACCATCATATGATATAGCATATAAATAACCATTTGCATATGTTAGCCCAAAATCACTATAATAACTTGTACTTATTCCTGTAGATATAGCACTTCCTAACAATATCCCATCAGTTGTTAATTTATATAAGTTACCATCCCAACTCAGAGCATACAAATAGGAACCATCGTACGTAAGCCCAAAACCACTCTCAGGATTACCTGTACTTATTCCTGTAGATATAGCACTTCCTAACAATATCCCATCAGTTGTAATTTTATATAACTGACCATCCCATGATATAGCATATAAATAACCATTTGCATATGTTAGCCCAAAACCAGTAGCAACAAATGTACTTATTCCTGTAGATATAGCACTTCCTAACAATATCCCATCAGTTGTTAATTTATATAAGTTACCATCATGTGATATAGCATATAAATAACCATTTGCATATGCTAGCNCAAAACNNCTNTNAGNANTACCTGTACTTATTCCTGTAGATATAGCACTTCCTAACAATATCCCATCAGTTGTTAATTTATATAACNTACCATCATATGATATAGCATATAAATAACCATTTGCATATGTTAGCCCAAAACCACTATAATTACTTGTACTTATTCCTGTAGATATAGCACTTCCTGACAATATCCCATCAGTTGTTAATTTATATAACTTACCATCATATGATATAGCATATAAATAACCATTTGCATATGCTAGCCCAAAACACCTCTCAGAACTACCTGTACTTATTCCTGTAGATATAGCACTTCCTAACAATATCCCATCAGTTGTTAATTTATATAACATACCACCCCAACTCAGAGCATACAAATAGGAACCATCGTACGTAAGCCCAAAACCACTAAGATTACTTGTACTTATTCCTGTAGATATAGCACTTCCTAACAATATCCCATCAGTTGTTAATTTATATAAATTACCATTATATGATATAGCATATAAATAATCATTTGCATATGTTAGCCCAAAACCACTATAACTAGTACCTGTACCTATTCCTGTAGATATAATAAATATATTTTCTGTATATGGTACTAATTGATTTCCCCATATAATACTTTGAAACGTGCCATTTCCCGCATTTGTAGGCCAGTCAAAAACCCAATGAATCTTTGTATTATTTGCATAGGATTCAGCAGCATTTGGAGTGCCACGCTGCGGGTCTGAACCAATATAAGTGCTTTTATTGGCCCAACCTATTATTTTTCCAGGATTTGCGCCACTTACATTCCTTTCATCGTAGTTCCATATATTTACGCGTTCAGTTTCTGGCCTATCTGAAGTTGTCAAATAAATATTATCCATTTCCCAATAACCGCCATAAGAAATTGACTTGTTATAAGCGCCGGTACAAAATTTATCCCACTGGTAGCTTTTTAACCATGCATAAACTTCTGGATAAATAATATTCGGCGTGTGCGCTTCAAGCTCAAGCTTGCCCGTGCGCGCATTGTACAAGTATACACTTGCGCGGCCCTTTATTGGTAAATCTGGTTTATGTTTGATTTCCACATATTCTATATTTTTTGTATGGTCCTTCACAATACTTTTATACCTCATATTTCCTCCTTTTAAATAAATGAGATATTTATATCTGTTCCTACAGAAATTGAACTGTTGTTAAATTGCACTATTTCCTCCACTTCAGCGTGCGGCCAGCTAATAAAAAAACTCCCACCGCCCGTGGCTCCCTGTACAAGAATGTATACCTGTGCATTCTTGGCGGGGATAGAAAATGTACTATTGCTTATACTAGCTGAAAATTTTACTGTAACAGGCCCGCTATTCATTACAACCATTTTAGGAATGGTAATTGTATTCCACCCCGGGGTTATAGCTTGTTTAATAACAGGGGCCGTGTTCTCGCTACCAACGGCCAGTGTGATACTAAGTGTGCCACTTGTACTTGCCTGTCCCACGATTAAAGCCCCTATAACAGCTTGGGATGAAGTGGGGTTTTCAATTGCTAGCGTTGCAATGTCAGTGTTATTAGAAACATTTATAGCGTTTTCATTTTCAAAATAATAAATACCAAATCCTGCTCCACCCGCACCGTATACAGGATAAGCACCGCCACTCAATATGTTTTCTAACACGGGCACTGGGTTTGCTAGNTCNACTTCNGTNTCCTGTGGCCGCGATCCCACGCGCTTTATNCNNACGATGCGNTCCTTTATGTTTACGCCCGCCACCTCGTCATAAACNGTAACAACATCNCCCACGTCAAACGCGTCCTGTCCTGTTTGTTCCGATAGGTCCGCGATGGTACATTCATATGTATATTTCGGGGCCGCCAGTTGATACAGTGTATTCCACGCCTTGTCGTATAAATCATTCAACGATGTAATACTTTCATCAACTATCACCACTTCGCGCTTGAAAAGTGCGTGCGCCTGCTCTAATGTGAACCCCTGTTCCAGATAATAAGAGTAATCTTCTATNTACTGNTTGCTAGANTAGTTNACNTGGTTNANNGCCAGGCCGCCCTTCCCGTACATNTANANCACNGTCGCCTCGGGTGGTTCCACTGTTCGTTTTACACTGCGAAGGTTTTTCTTATACCGGAATACAGTGCCGTTGTCACGGCCAATACGTGTACGGAAAAACACGCGGCGGTTCATGCTATCGAATTCCACTTCATATCCACAAATGTGGGCCCACATGCGGATAAGATACAAAATATTATTCTTGCTTTCCCTCATCCAGCGTTGTTTATTCAGATCGCCTTCAATCTGCCCGATTATCCAGTTTGTGCCTTGTAAAAGTGTGTTCAAGCCGTAATAAACGCTCACGCCTTTCCAATCTATATCTTGTGTATACAAACGTTTACCTAACTCCACTAGCCATATCTCGTCACAGCGCACGTGCTTCCATGTTTGATTACCATCACGGATATCCTCGGTTTGTGTTATGTAATACCTCCGACCACCCCATACGATTTCCTTGTCAACTACTACATCCGCGGCCTTCGGATCTGTTAAAGGTAGGTCAAATTCTAAGGTTGATACGCCTTGTAATTCCTGTTCATGGGTTACATTCGCCGCGTTTTCTAAATACGCTTCTAGTGTTTCAAAATAACTATAAAGCTTAGGCATTTCCATTACAGCCACCTCGCGTGGTACTTAAAGGTTACATTAGCGGCCGCACCATTATCCGCTAGCCAGTAAACGCTATTAATACCGGCCCAAAGCGGCATAAAAGTGCCTGATATGTTTGCAAGCACATTTGCCCCGCCCTTTGTGGCTGTCAACTTGGCTGTGTCTAAAATAAGTTTTTCTCCAGCGTTTATAGGAAGATTTACATTTAACTTAATGCCACGCACCTGTAACTGTCCGCCAGCTATATTAGATGAAACCGGCGATATTTCAATCACGGGGTATGTATAGGCCGTTCCTTCAACTTGTACATACATAGTGCCACCAGATGCTATTTGTACGCTTTTTGTGTACTCTTGAACCGAATAAATAAAAGGTTCACAGTTAAAGCTAATAGTGAAAAAGCTAACATTTAGCTGGTGTGAAAATTCAATCTGTTCATCAACTTTTGCCATAAAATACACCGTTTCATCCGTAGTAAACCGCAACTGTGCGCGTTGTTGCGGCCGAAGTAGCCAGCCTGTTATCTCGCGTTCCTTTGCCAGCGTTTCTGCCACAGTGCTTCGTGCAATATAACAATCCACTTCCACACGCCGGTCGCCGTAGGCCGCATTAAATATGTAACTTCCATCTTTGCCGGGTATATATTCATATTCATCGCGAACTTCAGGGCTGAAGATGCGAATATCTGTAACATTAACACCGTAGGTATAGGCCGACGTCCCGTTAAAGGTAAAATCCACTACCTCGCCCCCCGGTATTTCTGGGCTTGCATTACTTTACTTGCAAGCTGTTGAGAAATTTTATCTATGTCAGCTTCTTCTCTTACTATCATCTGCTTAATAATAATATACCCACCAATACCTTGTCCATTTAATGGCACTACTGCTTCAGGCCCTGCTTCACCCACCACGGCTAGTGTAGGCCGCGTGACAATGCCACCAGTTGCTAGCTGTGGTATAGTTGCAATATTAATTCCGAATGATTTCCCGCCAAGGCCTGGCACCCAATTAGGAATGCTAAAATGTATTTTATTCAGGCCGCTAATTACGGTGTTTACTGCACCAATTATCCAGTTCAGCGGCGTTTTTAGAATACCTATTAGGCTATTCCAAATGCTTGCCACCGCATTCTTAATAGCCGTGAAAACATTCACAAATACATCAAATACGGGTTGCAACCAGCTCTGAGCGTAGCTCCATAGGTTCTGAAGCGGCCCCTTGATGGTATTCCATAGTTTCGTAAATGTGTCAACAATCCACTTATAGGCCGTTTTAATAAATGCGGATATCTGGTCCCAGTATTTAACCACCACTACCACACCAGCCGCTACAGCCGCCGCTATAAGCGCAGGCCAACCTATTACTCCAGCAACTGCACTTACTACGCTAGATATAGCGCCCAATAAGCTTTTTAATGCGCCCACTATCTTTCCTATCCAACCTATTGCCACGGCTATACCTTTTATAATGCTACCCACAATATTAAGCACAGGCCCCAGCACGGCTAATATTATGCCCACTTGTACTATCATGTTTTTTGTCGCCGGGTCAAGCTTGTTTAGCCAATCTAAAAGCTTTCCTATAGCATCTATGATATTTGTTAGCGCTGGTTCAATGGTTTCTTGAAGCGTCACACCTAATGGGGCAATTTTAAGTGCTAAATCATTCATCTTAGCTTTAAATTTATCAATCGGATCCAGTGTTTCTTCATAGGTTTGTGCAACCGTGCCGGTGGTATCAGCGAGGCCTGCAAGCGGGTCCTGTGCCTTCTTAACAGCGGCCGCAAGATCCGTGAAACTAATCTGCCCTTGTTGAACCGCTGCAATAAGTGTATATGCACCCTTGGCCCCGAAATATTCCATCGCTAGTGCGGTTTGCTGGGTTTCTGTTTTGGCAGCAGCGAATTTCTTAGCCATTTCATCTAACATCGCACTTGTGCTTTTACCCTTCTTCGCCCCATTAGCCAGCGCACGTCCCAAGTAGGTTACGGCCTTGCTTGTATCTATACCAGCCTTTTCTGTTTCAGAAATAAATTTTATGGAACTAGCAAGGTTAAACCCAAGCTTTTTTAGTTGCGGTGCTAGATCCACCACGGCCTGCATTAATTTATTGGTTGAAATGCCGGTTTTCTGGGCCGCGGAGGCAACCGCGTCAAGCACATCGGGAAGGCGTTCAACCGGCACATTAAACACGCGCATCGCTTTTTCTGCTTGTTGTGCCGCTTCGGTTACATTCGCCCCGGTTATTTTAGAAAACATTATTAGATATTTACTAGCATCTTCAAGTTGTTTTCCCATTAAGCCAAATTGTGTATTTAATTCTGCTATAGCATCTGAAGCGGTTTGTGCATCNGTGGGCATGCTACCAAACACNTTTTTAAAAGTACCTTTAAGTGAAGCGGCNGTTTCACCCAGCGCGCCGGTTTTTGCTATAATATTATCTTCGGCCTCGTCAATGTTATTCCAAACACCCATAATGGCGGTGCCAGCGGCCGCTATTGGTACGGTCAGGCCTTTTGTTAACTGTGAACCCACCTTCTGAAAGGAACTTCCAACCTTGTCAATTGTTTTCTGTGCGCTTTTAAGTGCGCTTTCAAGATCTTTTGTATCAGCGCTAACACGTACTACTAGTTCTCCTGCATCTGCCACTTATTGCACCTCCATTGTGTTTAATATGCGTTCCCATTCGGCCTGTATATCTAACTGTTGTTTTGTTCTTTCTTGTTTAACACGCACCAGATCCTCTGGCTTTATTAATTTCTTTGTCCGGCCTGTGTAGTTAATAATATTAGCAAGTTCCCATGCCTTTATATAAAGCTCGTCTTGTTTTCTTAAAGTAATACCATTTAATACAACTTCAATTTCGTGCGGGGTATAGCTCATTACCTGTTCAAGGCCTAGGCCTGCACGCACGCACTGCGTCAATAGTTCCTCCCAATCTATACCCCGCACATTCGTTGTATCATCTGCTACGCTTTTTTTTGAAATGCTTCCTGAAAGGCCGCGGCGAACAATTCGGCGGCCTTTTCTATTCCGATGTTGTCTATAATGGTGTCCACCTGTTCCACTGTAATGCTGGGATTAGAATGCATTAAGCCAATCTGGAAAAATTTCACTAAATCGTTTATGCCGATGCCCTTTTCAAAGCGCGCCTGTAATTCTGGTAGTGGACACTGAAACACATCTTCAATCGTGCGAAGGGCACGGATGTTATACTTCAATTCATACAGTTGCCCGTTTGCTTCAAATACCATACTTTAAACTCCTGTTTTCGTTAGTGGACCAGTTCCAGTGATAGTGCAAGAATATGTAGTTGCATCATCGTAGGGCATTCCGATACTCCAATCCGTGATATACCCCGTGCCTGTATAAGTGCGCCCGTTTGTACCAGTGCTAAGCTTTACTGTTACCTGAGTTCCGTTCATGGCTGCGCTCTCCAGGGCCTCATACGCTTCATCTGAAGGCACTACAAGGCCATCAGCATCAATGCTCCAGCTTCTAAAGGAAGCGATGTTTTCCGCCCAACCATCGCCCAACTTGTTTGTAACATCTATGTTGTCGGCGCTAACATTTAAATTAGCATTTCTTTGCCCTGCCACTGGTTGATCACCCACATATAGCAGGAAGTTTATACCTTTTATTACTTCTGTTGCCATAATATCTCCTCCTTTTCAGTTTTTATAATATTTTTACTCTCAAGCGTAAAATACCATGCCGCAAGCCACTCGGGTCGCGTAGTACTTGCATACTTTCTGGTATTAATACTGCAACTGCGTAATTTTCTAATATAAATTCCTGAATACACAGTATTTGTTCTATATCTTCCATTATGCGTTTCGTTTCCTTCCACCCTGAATAATTACTCCACACATGTATTGTTACAAGCACGCTCCAACCAGGAAAGGTTTTGGTGCTCCAATCCATCGCGAAATCATCACCAACTACCACATATGGGTACTCTGTATGTTCCGGCACTGCATCGTATACTTTATAGCCTAGAGTTTGTATTTTTTCAAATATTGCTTGTTGTAGCTCATTCAGCATCTTTCAACGCCTCTTGTATGTCGCGTTCAATCCGCGGCGCTACAAGTTCAAATGCCGGGGTTAAAAATGGCTGCGCTTCTTGATTTCGTGTGCCAAACTCCACGAATGCAGCATAATCCGCAGTGGCCACAACTTGTACCTGCATTCCTTCTGGTTTATATTCTATGCTAGCACGCAAGGTTCCGGTTCTTACTGGCGCGCGGCTCTGTGCTTCTGTTTGTATTTTCATTCCACCATCAGCAAGCACCTGCTTTATTTTATCTTGTATTTCATCATTATATTTGTCCATATTTTTTATTACCTTATCTATGTTCTGAACTTTCACCTTAAGCTTGCTCACGACATAACGCCTCAAGTTCCTTATGTTCCATATTTATATCTATTACAGCTATTATTTCAAATATCTTATTGTTATACTTTATCCTATTATGTGGCGTTATATTTACATATCGCATGCGTACCTTGTGTGTAATATCATTTGTTAACTGCATCGCTTCGTAATATTCCCTACCACTAACTGGTTCAATACTAGCCCACACTGTACCTGCATTCTGCCACGTTTCCATATAGCCACCTTGGCCATCACTTATACGTTCTTGCTTAAGAATAGTTATTAAATGCTTCATTTGNCCAATACTTGTTTTCTTCATAGTTTTCTCACTACGTATGGCCTAAGTAGCTGAAGCACTGCCTGTGGTGGTTCTGCGTTCAGATCGCCGCGGTTCTCGTACAAAAATGCTGCATATTGCATAATTGCATTCCGTATAGGTGCAGGCACACTTTCAGGCACATCTCCATATCCAGCAGTATATACTATGTAATCTGCTGTTCTCTCTTCTACTGTTTGCACAGGTGGTCTAGGTAGATCTCTTAAATGCACACCATATGCATTTTGTACGTAGTATTGCCACTTCTGTGTGATTAAGCTCCTGCATGTGTATTCCTCAACAAATTCCCTAGCTGCGGTGAGAAGCAGGGCAAGGAGGTTCTGCTCCTCACCCTGCGCTTCCGGATCTAGCCTAAGATATGCGGCCAGCTCTTCTACAGATACAGGTTCAGTTTGCGGATCCTGTATCCTTCTTAGCATCTTTGCGCTCCTTTGGCCGCGGTACAGAAGATACCTTTTCGGCTAATCCATCTTTTATCCATGCATATGCTATATCATCTGGTAATTCCACTATATCGCCTGCGTTGTATATACCAAATGCACTAATTATTCCTACTTTAGCTCTTATCTGCATATCTAACTGCCANCAGCAGCAGCTTTAATCTTTAAACCACGCAGTGCATCAGAACGTACAACTGCGCCGCCTACACGTGAATGAATCTTAAATCCTACCATACCTTGTACACTATAGAGTTCATCTAAGCGCTGTAGAGTAGTCCCAAGCCTATCGTAGATTGTGTATCCACTGCGAAAATCACCAAACACAGCTACTATATTGTTGTCAGCAATATTTGGTATAAATTCACAATTTTTTATAGGATATCCTGCAAATGTTGCTGGTGTTCCTGCTGCAAGCGCTGGTTGCCACAAATACTGACCATGTACTGTATCTTTCATTATCCGCATTGCATATTCTGTTTGGCTATTTACTAATAAGGTTCCATTTATGCGATATTGTGCTGGTACTGCATAAATAAGTTTAAGTAAATCGTCAGCAGCTAATACACTAGCTGTTGCTGTTTCAATAGCGGTAATGTTAGGTATTACACCTTCTGGTTCTCCAAATGTATGCCCTCGACCAAGAATAAATCCTTCTTCCTCTTTTTCAGCAATTGCACGTGCGAAGCTATCAATTATGAAGCTTTGTAAGTTCAAATCAGTATCCATGAGTTCATCCTCGCCAATGAGAGCTAGACCGTATAGATCCTCGATATAAATGTAAGTTTCACCTGCTGAGAAGTTATCCTGCGGTATGGTACTGCCTGTGCTTGTTTCCAGTTTACCCCAATTTACTACAGCTTCATTAATGCTTCTTCTTCTTACACGATCACTGCGCGTTTGCTTTACTGTCGCAAGCTGCCGCATAACTGTAAACATAGGCAACTGCCTGTACAGTTCAGCTTCTACCTCTTCTGGTACAAGTATCTGGCCATTTTGATTCTCGACCAATGCTTTGCGTTCCTCAGGTGTTAGGCCAGCTTTCCCTTCGCGGATAAAATGTACAAATGCCTTGGTTGTTTCTGGCTGTGTATTAACAGTTTCTCCAAGCTGCGGCCGCATGATACGTGCTTCAAGTTCATCGATACGAGAGTTAAGCTTTTCCTGTAACTCCTTCATTTCAGCTTCGCTTCTGCCCTTTTCTTCCACCTTTTCGCGAAGTTCCTTAACTAACTTGTTTAATTCTTCAATTTCATTCACAATAAATCTTTCCTCCTTTTCTAAATTTTGTTTATTAATTCTTTGAGTTCAGCTGCAATTGCCTGTAGCGCTTTTTCCTGCGGCTCCTGTTCAGGTTCTGGAGTGCCGGTATCTAGCGGCTCTACCTGCTCCAGGAGTGCCTGTAATGCGGCAATTGCTTGCCTAATTAACTGTTCATTGTGCTGGCTAAGAGTACGGCCAGCTTTTTGATTCCACGGTGCCACACGATCCAATCTGCTGTAATACTGCTCAAGATGGCGCTTTATAGCGGGTATGTCGCTTTCTGGGATATCAACTCCGCCACGCGCACCCTGAATAGCCGCCGCGGCCGCATAGATAGCCCGTGGCACAGCGCGCAGTTCGCCAGCAATTACATCTGCGATAGGAAGTTTATAGCTCGTGATATTTTCTGGCTTTTCATCATCATACCATAAGAATGCTTTTCTAAACTTTTCCCAATCAACCTGATCTTTATCAGGCCCTCCAGCCCAACGCAGCACGTTTTGCACAGCTGCCTGGCCATCCCAAGGTTGCAGCGGATCAGCCAGCGGCAATGCTTGGTATGGAACTACACTTTTTACAGCTACAACTTGTGCAAACCGGTTTGCCGGGAATGTAACAAGTGAATATTCCCAAAGCCGTATCTCTTTGAGGTGCCGCACACCATTGATCCATGTTTCTTTTATTGTATCATAGCCGATGCTCAAACCCTTGATAGCTCCTTGTTTCAGCAGTTCATATGCTTCTCTGCCCCTTGTAGTTGCAAGGTTAAGTTGCCCTTTCACATACAAACCATGCTGATCCTGTGTTATTTCAGTTGTAACACCTATAGGTTCCTCAACCTTGTGCTGCCACAATATAGGAATATTGCGGTTTTCTTGCAGTGTTTTCGTAAATGCCCCGGGTTCTATCACATCACCAACCATATCTTCGTTTCCAAATACTGCAGCATAACCTTCAAATTCCCCACTTTCGCCAATTTGCTTAATTTTAAGCTTAAAATCTTTACTTTCCGTTTTCATCATCCCCCTTTTCCACCGGCATCGTTGCCAGTGGGATTGTATTCATGCTGGTTAATAAGCTGTTCGCACCGGGCACAGGATCGTATCCTAATAATTCGCGCGCTTCGTTCGGCGTTAAAATCCCGGCACGCACTGCCGCGATTGCACGGTTCCACACTTCAGAACGGTTTTCCTGCAACGCTTCTATTTCATCTTGATCATATTTTACCACAATATCTGTGCCAAATTTCACAGCTAGCCAGTTATTCAGTTCTGATTGAAGCCAATCCATAAGCGGTAAGATGGTTTCCTCGTAGAAAGCTCTCCTGCTTTCTTGCCAGTTGCTATAGGTTTTGTTTTCGCTGTCGCCAATGAGTTCTGGTGGTACCCCGAAGGCAATAGCTATTTCGCGCGCCGTCAACTTTAGCCCATCGGCCCAGTGTATTTCTTCAGGCGTCAACCCTATTTCCTGCCATTCAAGCCCCCCTTCTAATATAAGTGGCCGCCCAGCATTCTTGTAGCCACTGTACTGTTCGTTTATAATATTTTTAAGCCGTTCAAATTCTTCTTCAGTAAGATGATCAGATGTTTTAAGTGCGCCCGCCGGTCGGCCTGCGTTCTGAAGTAATGCCATGTTCCAGCTACGGAATTCGTTATTTTCATCTATGGAGTAGGCCGCCGCTTCAATCGGGCTCATACCGTACCAGTCATTTATGGGGTTAAACAATTTTAAGTGTAATATTTGATCCGTTGTAAATTGTACTTGTTGCCCGTTCACCGTGTAAATATAGCCGCCAATTAAATTACTACCATCGCCCGGCACCACCTGCATTCTGTCGGGCCGCAATACATAAAGTTCCTTTGGTCGCCCACTGCTCGGGATAACTGCTTCAATATAGGCGTTGCCAGCAAGCATCAAATAGCCCGCGATGTTTTCAAAAAAGCTGCTGCCCCCTTGGTATGGGTTAGGTTTCTGAAGCAACTGCGCAAGCGGATGCTCTGGCACTTCTTGAAGTTCGCCATTAGGTAATTTTTGATATACTAACCAAGGAATACCAGCGATAGCCATACTAATAGTTCGCACACAGGCATAAACATATACATTCTTTGCATATCCTTCACGTGCAAAGTTGGCATAGTCACGCGGTGTCCATACAGGTTTGTACAGTGTTTCCATTACTATTGCCTGCGTTGTACGAGATTCTTTCTTTTCAGTTCCAAATATAAACTCTCTAATTCCCATATTATACAATCCTCACATTCGGCCTGTTCTTTTTTAGGCCCATGATAGCGTACCTCAAAGCATCTACAGCGTGGTCGTTTTCCTTTATGGGTACCTCCTTTTCAGCGTTCCACATATAGCCATTTATTTCATCAATTGTATTATAGCACACGCGGAAAATACGCAATTGCTTGCTTTTTATCAGCCGCGATACCTCATTGATCCCATGTAACACATCATTTACTGCTGCATGTGCAGGCAATCCTTTTTGTTTCCATACTTGAATTGCGCTAGGTTCCGAAGGGTCGCAAGCGAAGTATTCAAATTTTATATCCCCAATCATTTTTTCCACATCCATCGCGCTTTCTTCATAAAGTTTATTACTGTGAAAATATTCATCATATACATATATTATACCAGATGTAGGTTCCTGCGCACAAAATACCACCGCGGTTGGGTTCGTATAGCCCCAGTCAACACCTGCAAAGTGTCGCCAAGTTGGCGGTATGTCAAAGGGTTCCACTATGTTTTCATGGCTAAAATCACTATAAATCAAATTTTCTGGCCTCGCAAACTCTCCTAAGTAAAACATTCTAAACTTCCAACTCGGCATTGTAGCCTTAGCTCTCTCGAACTCTTCTCTGGGGTAATGCGGATTTTCTATGCTTGCAAATTGTATTACATCATAATTACTATCTCCAGCTCTCCACCTATCATAAAACTCAGTCTTAAGCCAGCCTAAATTATACGGTGTCGTAGTAATCAATACCCTACCATTATAGAAGCCTACACGCCTTAATACTACATCCCATGCTTCTCTCTTCATCTGCCCAGCTTCATCCATCCAAGCAGCATGTACGTGTACACCTTCAAGCGAAAGAGGATTATCTGCACTACCGAAGTAAATTCTCCCTCCAGTCGATAAGTAGTAAGTTCTATCACTTGCATGATACTCTCCCTTAGTAACTTCATTCATAAATTCCAAAGTTCTCGGTAATACAATGCGCTGAAACATTTGATACGTAGGAGATACTACAAGAAAAGAGCCTTGCGGATATTTCTGTATCTCTCGATAAAGCCAAACTGGCCCAAACCAGCTTTTACCGCTTCCAGTCCCTGCTATCATTGCAACATACCTTGCTTGGCTTCTCCAAGCTTTAGCTTGTCCCTTATGAAGCTTTATCTTACTCGCTATCATCCAACTCAATCTCCACAATCTGCGGGAGCATTACCTCTTGCTTGCCAATCTCTGTAGGTTCTCCTCTATTAAGCCTTTCAATCTTAGCAGCTATCTCAAACCACCTTGCTAGATCAGAGGGTGATAGTTCTGAGGGATCCAGTTCTTGTAAACGCTGTGCAACGCGCTGCTGAAATGCAATAGCAAGCCTTGCTTGCCTGTCTGCCATTTCTAGTATAGCCTTCTCTTTTTCTTCGCGCTTCCTTTTTTCAATATAATCATCGTAAGCTTTAGCGCGCTCTACCCAGTTATGTTTTACAGACCAGTTTTTTAGGCGGCTTAACGGTCCTCTTTTTGACCTCTTTTCGTACACCTTTTCAATGCTTCTTTCAACCCCCATATCCCTGTATATGCAAAAAGCAGCATAAGCTTTTGTACTCTCCCCTGGTTGTCTATCCCATAGCTCACTCATTTAATTTCACTGCCTTCTGCCCTGTGAAGTTTTCCCACCGCTTGACGATAACATCACAATATACCGGGTCAATTTCCATCATGTAACAGATACGGTTTAGTTGCTCACAGGCGATAAGAGTTGAACCGGAGCCGCCAAATAAATCAAGGACAATTTCTCCTTCTCTACTGCTTGACTTGATTGCCCTACTACATAATGCAATAGGCTTTGGAGTAGGGTGCCCGCCGGTTTGGCTTCTCTCATCTTGTGAGGTGCGGTCAAAATGCCATACATTATTCATGTTATCATGCGTATTATCGAAATATGCCCTTAACTTGTCATACTGTTCTCTTAAACTGTCGTATTCTCTTTCAAATGCTTTTATATTATTTTCTTTAGCCCAATTTTGGAATTTCGTATATACCTCTTTTGTCGGTAAACTCCACTGGCTTTTACTTGTCCAATGGTCAAACGATTTATCGCTATGCCCTGCTATTCTTTTCATTGTAGGAACATCCCAGCCACATTTTAACCTTTCTTCATATAAATATTTCCTTATTGGTTCATACACTTCCCAATATTGGTCAGCATTTAATGTCAAACACTGAACGCCACATTGAACAAACAAGCATTTTTCATCCGCTATTGGGTACATCTTATATTCACTTGATAGTTGCCCTTGGCCACTCCCTTTATCCCATGTAATTAAATTTCTAAATGTTATCTTGTTTTGCTTCTGCATTGGTTTTAATATATTTGAATAAATGTCCATTAACGGTTCATCCATGCCCCAGCAATACCAACTGCCGTTTCCTTTCAAGTTGTCAAATGACAGCGGTATCCATTTTTTATTAAACTCTAATAAATCATCATAGTTTAGGTTGTCGTTCAAAACCCCTTCGTTTTCTTTTTTCATCCCATACGGCGGGTCAGTAAATACCATATCCGCCTTCTTACCGTCCATCAACCGCTCCACATCTTCTTTTTTTGTCGCATCCCCACACAACAACCTATGCCGTCCCAGTATCCACAAATCCCCTGGCTTTGTTATCGGTTCCTTAGGTGGTTCCGGCACCACATCCTCTATAATTTCTCCTGGCACATGGAACTGGGTCACTAAATCCTCTATCTCATCCATATCAAAACCAGTAAGCTCAATATCAAACTCCCCAGTGTCCAACTCCTGCAATAAGTCCTTCAGCTTAAGGTAATCCCAATCGCCCTGTATCTTATTTAATGCCAGATTCAGCGCCTTTTCCTTTGTTTCGTCCATGTCCACAACAACACAATCCACTTCCCGCATACCCATGTCAAGAAGCACCTTATACCGCTGATGACCACCGACAATGTTCCCGGTGCGCTTGTTCCAGACGATAGGTTCCACATATCCGAACTCCTGCATTGACCGCTTTAGCTTTTCATACTCCGGATCGCCCGGCTGCAGGTCCTTGCGCGGATTGTAAGGTGCTGGGTTAATTTTATCTATTGGTATCTTTCTAATCTCCATCACACTATCACCATTTACCATTATTATACCACTTTTTTATGATTATGAATGTTATCCGCACAAACCCCACCCACAACTCGGACACACCACACAGCCGCTTTCGTGAACCACTCTCGCGCCGCACTCTGGACAATAAACATAATCATGGGCCCCCTGTTTGTTTATTAGCTTCATTTTATCAGTTATTCCAACATCTTCCATATCGTGCCCTCCTTCACTAAATAATGTTTAATATAGCACAACCAAGTTTTAAATCCTTCCTTATAGGTACATTAAGTAGGACGTTTGTATTCCTGTTCTCGTTTTAAATCCTTATAGGTACATTAATCTCCTGATGTATATTATATAGCACAAATTTTTCAGACCAGGTACAAAATAACAAAGAACACCTGATAATTCCTTTATAAATAGCCACTCATTATCCCCCTTTTAATCTTTCTTCTGCAAGCTTAATTGCCGCAGGCGATATATCTATACCTATCCATTTTCTATTTAATCTTTGTGCAACCACAAGCGTTGTCCCACTTCCACAAAAGAAATCTGCTACCACATCGCCTTCATCAGATGATGCCTTTATAATCCTCTCTAAAAGTGCTTCTGGTTTCTGAGTTGGGTAACCAACACGTTCTTTAGCCATGTTGTTAATAGATGGAATGTCCCATACATCGTCGACCTTTTTAAATTGCCCTTTCATCTTCTGAGAAGAGGCAGGAACCATTTCTGAATAAAATTTATAATCGTTTGTTTTGGTGTAGAACAAAATCGTATCGTGTTTTCTCGAGAAGCGTTTAGGAGAGCTTCCACCAAGACCATAATGCCATATAATCTCATTTTGAAAGTTCTTATACCCGAATATCTGGTCTAGCATTATTCTAATGTGCGCGTTAGCGTGCCAATCGCAGTGCAAATAAAACGAACCAGTAAGGCGCAACGTTTCATACATTAATTGCACTCGTGGCTTAAGCCAGTCAATATATTGTTCTATTCCACCTTTCCACTTATCGCTGAAGCCGAGCCTCTCCGCGTTAGTACCATAAACCACTTCGTACTGCTTGTTCGTGAAAAATGGCGGGTCAATATAAATCAAGTCAATGCTTTCTTTTGGTAGTTTTGCCAAAATATCTAGGTTATCGCCGCATAATAGCCTATTTACAAAGCTTTTATCGTTTTTTATTGTGCAATCTAAAGCCATTGAATGTTAACCACATAAACTCCAACCACATGCTGGGCAAGTAATACAACCGCTTTCGTGTATGGTTTTGCACCCACACTCTGGGCAATATTCATATTTTTCCTGTATTGTTTGTTTTTCGTTCACGTTTCACACCTCCGCAATCCATATTATACCACAAATTTATTTTTTTTATTCAAACACAACATCAATATACCTCCCTATATTAGTTATAGCACATTTTTTTATAATTCGCCGTTGTCCAATTTCTGAAAAATTTCTTGCACTTCTTCCAAACTGCGCACAACCACGCCTACACCGCCTGCTGCGTTGATTTCGGAAAGAACCTGTTCCTGCGCAAGTGTTGTTTTGCTGCTCTTTAGCGGCCGTTTTACTTCTATGCCAAGGAATCTACCATGATAACACACAATTAGATCCGGTATACCAGGCCTGCCATATTGGCCACCCCAATGCTTATAGAAGAAGCAATTAGGCTGTTTTTTGAGCCAGCGTTGTATTTGCCGTACGATATCTCGCTCAAGCATAGGTTTGCTATCCATGTCATGTTTGCATCCATATTACATATAGCACATTTTGATGTCAAAGTCCAAAAGTCAACCACTACTCAGGCGTGTCCTTGCTCTCAAGTTGAATAACATAGAACAGCCATGACACATCTAAGAAATCAGAGGCCCAAACATCATCTTCACGTTCAAATATCTTCTTCTTGCTCTCTTCACTGATAACATAGATAATAGATGCCCAAAATGGTGCTTTGTCCGGGTCTATGCCGTAGTATTTAGCCGATGCCATCGTGGGGAACCACCAGCCGTAGATTTTGCTCTCTTCATAGTCCACATAATCACCGTAGAATACCCCATAATCATCGAGTCGTACTACATTATAGCATTCTAAAATTTCCCATTCGTCAAAATATATGCGTGTATTTTTTTGTTTCATGTTTATCCCCCCTGTATTAGTTATAGCACATTTTATTTTGTGCTATATATATAGTGAGGAAGAACACCAACCACCTTCCTCAACACACCTCCTCAGGCCTTCCTGAACCACGGAAGGCCTGTATTATGAACGACCCTAGGCATTTCCTACGTTACATTGGATTTTGTAACATTTTCCGTCTATGATAGAACTGACCTACGTTACATGACCATGACCGTAGTGTAGTAAAGTAGCATGTGTAAGTCAATTTGACTTACTTTGGGCATGTTCATGTAACGTAGAAATTTCCTAAACTAGGAGTAGGTGTAAGTCAATTTGACTTAAATGTAAAAATCTCATGTAACATTGAAAATACCTAAGCTACTTAAAAAAAAAAGTCCATTTTGACTTTAGTATAAAAAGATAAATATGACATTAAAATATTTTTTTTTATATATGACATATATATATAACATATATATTTCGGAGGGTAATATGTTTGCGAAAAAACAAAAAGTCTTAGAGGACTTTTTTTATCACCTAGCTCAGGAACGACCTGCGTTACATGCCAATTTTTATGTAAGTCAATTTGACAACATCTATTTTTCATACTCACTGCGTTCAATCACAGCCAATTGTACCTTTTGCAATTCTTTTTTCGTAGCTGGTATTAAGCTATCGACAAATGACTTAAAAGTTATGTAAACTGTAGCGTTTGATATGGATGCCAAACATATACCGAGTTTTAAAGCCTTATAGGTACGTTATAAACCGAGAGCTAGAACGGCGCGAAGAAGGAATACCAGCGTTTTAAAGCCTTATAGGTACGTTATAAACCTAAAATGGTAATAATGAATAGTGGGCCTGTTACAGGTTTTAAAGCCTTATAGGTACGTTATACACATACAGATCTTGCTTGGCATGTGCGTACACCTGGGTAGTTTTAAAGCCTTATAGGTACGTTATAAACTTTTGGCATAGTTTTGCAAGGTTTGCGGTTGTGGTAGTTTTAAAGCCTTATAGGTACGTTATAAACCAGTTCGTCTTGCAGAAGTAATAGGTAAGAAATTATAGTTTTAAAGCCTTATAGGTACGTTATAAACCGAAAACTGTCCAAGGTTTGTCCTGTATACGTCCCCGTTTTAAAGCCTTATAGGTACGTTATAAACCTACTTTGTCACAGATATAGAAGCACAACAAATATGTTTTAAAGCCTTATAGGTACGTTATAAACTTTGGACAATTGTATACCTATCTTGGCTGCCGCATCAGAGTTTTAAAGCCTTATAGGTACGTTATAAACAGCCAGCTGTTCAGTACTTACCTAGTTTCTGTGTTTGCGCATATCACCGAGATCTACATATAGATCTGGCACTCACTCTACATTATATATAGCACATAGTGCATATTATGCTACCGACGGGTTGCTGTCGAACCCCCGNGGTTTTTACATTATCGGGGGTCGACAGAATTACCAAATATTGGCATGTGATTTCAGCATATAACCTGTTACTTCGTTATAGAAATCATCTAGGTTCCCACGTGGTACAAAATAGATAAAATCTGTTTTTATAGGTACGTTAGAAGCATCAGCAGGTATTGATATAACATAGTTGTAAAACTCTTGTTTTATCTCCTCAAACTTGTGTTTGCGCTCAAACGGATTCTGTATTGCACTAATCTGCTCTACTTGACGCCGAATTTCTGTAGCACGATCATCTAGCTCTACAAACACATCGACTTGTGGCCGCTCATTCTTAATAACTTGGAACTCCTGTAAACTCCTATATCGCAATTGGCATATGTTAGTATAGAGCTTATCTGATTTGGTTTCTGTGTCTTTGTGTTGTTTTACAATTGTTAGGTACTGGTCAAACACGACTCCAAGGTTTTGTTCTTCTAGCTTGTTGTTCTTTATTAGTTTTTCTGTTTGTGTCAGCAAAATATCGTCGTAAATCTCGTTAGCGAAATACTTCTTTGCATTGCTGTCATAGAACTTGGTTACATACACTGTGCCCATATCACGTTCTGCACTACGATTGCACCTACCTGCTGATTGTATAAGTGCATCCATAGGTGCTAAATCACGTACTACTACGTCAAAATCCAGATCCACTCCAGCTTCAACTACCTGTGTAGATACTAGGATTCTAATTTCGCCATTCTTTGCCTTGCGTATTACTTCTCTTCTTTGTTGTGGCACTATATGTGTAGATAAAAATCCTATGTTTTCATTTAGCATTTTATTATGCAATTGCATATACATATATTCTGCTTCTCTAATAGTGTTCATAATAAACATATAGGATTTGTCTTGTTCAATAGGAAATTGGTTTATAAACTGGTCTATATCACTCTCATCTATGTATGTACTAGCATCAATTGTATACCTATTGCATACATCATATTTGTTCTTTATTAAGTTTGTACCTTCAAAGTACAGCGGCTTGGTTGCAGTCATTACAATAGCGTAAGCGTCCAGCTGTTCCAGTGTTTCATTCAGCATATTGCTTATCAGTTTCCAATATTGCAATGGTAGAGCTTGTGCTTCGTCCAGTATAATAACGCTGTTAGCCAGCTTGCTGTATTTCATAAGCATGGAGTTTGTATTGCCTATGAGCGTATGCATGAGCTGTACGAATGTGGTAACAATCACACTGCTGTTCCAGCTATCTATCAGTATGGCTGATTTGTTAATATCATATATACTTTCGTCTGTCGTGTAATACACGTCACCAAGGTGGTGGTGTAGCAAAAGCATGTCTGAAGTGGGTTCCTTACCATATTGCTTTCGTAATAGGTTTTTGAATACATCGGCATTCTGCTCAATGATGTTTATAAACGGCACAGCATAAACAATCCTAGATGCGCCTGTTTCAGCCTTTATGCGGTTCGCTACTGCAAATGATGTAACAGTTTTCCCTAGTCCTGTAGGCAGTGTAAGAAGCAGCAACCTGTTTGGCAAGCCAGCTTGTATTTGCTCTTCAATGTTGTGCATAGCTTCGTCATATGCTTGTTGTCGCAGTTCTGTTAGTGTTTTTCGTGGTAATTGTGCTTGATAGTGTTCTATTGTGTGTATATCCACAATAGCGTTGGTTGCAAGCACAAACTCATTGTTTACAGCATCTGTTTTGTCTGCTTCTGCAAGTGCTGAAAACAACAAGTTGGTTAGCATATAGTAATCTGGCATATTATGTTCATCTAACACATCATATATAGCATCTTGCAGTTCGAAGTAGTAACTATCGTTAAATTCCTGATGCCATTCAATAATTGTTTTTACATCTATAGGTTTGTCATACCACTGGTATATACTTATTTCTTGTAATAATTTGCTAAGAGATTGTTCATCGAGCGCTTGTATTTGCTTGAGCGTATCATCATCAAATCCATCTAAGGTTCTATCAATATCATCAAGATCACCATGATGATGCCTAACAACCGTCATAGCTATTACTTCCAGTAATGCTTTAGTATCCTCTGCAATATCTGTTTTATCCAAATATGACTTTACTATGTAGAATGTAAATAAAGATGACAACTTGGCATGATATGTACGGTTATCGTTTCTGTGGCAAAACAAATGTTCCTGAAAATATTGTGTAGCTTTGCCAAGATCGTGTGTAAGTCCGATGAGGTATCCTGTACCGCAAACAACTTCTTTATACGGATAGCTTTCTGGCAGTGCAGTTTCCAGTATGTTTTTCACATTAGAAGCGACATTGAGCAGGTGTGTTCGCAGTAGTTTTCGTGGGTGCGAATACAAAACATTATTTGTCATATTATGATTATAGCATGATAGGTACGTTATACACAGTTTGTGTTGTTGGCACTCGTGAATCTGTATATATTGTTTTAAAGCCTCATAGGTACGTTATAAACCCTATATTCGAACCCGTNNTTCTNNNTGGCNNCNCGCGTTTTAAAGCCTCATAGGTACGTTATAAACAGCCAGCTGTGCTGTATTTACCTAATTTTTATGTTTGTGCATGTCACCGAGACCTGCATGCAGATCTGGCACCTACTCTGGATTATATATAGCACATAGTGTGGTTTGTGCTACCAGAAGGTTGCTGTCGAACCCCCGGGGTTTTTACAGTATCTGGGATCGACAGAATATTAAATTAACGTATATTTTCTTTTTCTTGTTTATTCTCTTTAATAATTTCTAATGAAAAGAGCAACTCTAATAAATTATTCTCTAATTTCTTAACATCAATATATTCGTCATGCTCTTGTCTTATAAGATAATCAAATCTTTCTAAAACATCTCTAGATAAAGATTCTAAAACACCACTTTTTACAACAGGTGATAGTTCATCCCAATAGTTGTTGCATATAAAAACCAAATCATACAAATCTCTAATACGCATTCTATTATCATATGCACCCTTTTTTAAGATACAGAGCGTGTCGATATCATATACTTGTATTCCGTTAATTTGCTTGATATTTTTTTTGCTAGCAACTTTTCGATGCGATACTTCTATTTTTAGTGTTTGTGTGTCATCATAATGTAAGATATAGCGTTCGGTTGTATTTGTTTGTTTAGCTGTTCTGAATGTATAACCAGTCTTAGAACAATATTTTTGTAGAATATTTTGCATAACAGTTTTATCAGAACTAAGCATATCCAGATCTATATCTTCAGAAAAACGGTCTAGCCCATAACACATCATCAGGGCTGTTCCACTTTTA